CTGATTTTTCCTGCATATGTCTTTTTCATAATTTTTTACTCCTTCCCGCCAGACACTTTCTTGAAAAGTCTTGCAAGCTCTTTATCGCTTACATCTCCAAAAAGTGCCCTGCACATCTCTTTTTCGTCTCTTGACATTGTTAATGCACTGCTGCCGTTGCCGTTGCCGTTGGTCTGCATGATATGCGCCTTAGTATCTGGCTTTGCGATGCGCGCCTGGCTTTGGCCTGCCGGATGCAGTATCATATAAGCTTTGTCAATATGCATTCCGCTCTTGATAAGTGCGTCAAATGCTTCCTGCTTGTCGCCCAGATTCTTAAGATCGGCGACTGACTTAATATCAGGGTTAATCGCCTGAATGTTTCTGAGCTCCTGCTTAATGGTGTTTTCTGCCTGCTGACGCATGATGCCTTGCATCATAGCGTTTGCCTGCTGTACCATCGGATGGTTTACAACTGCCTGGTTGAGTGCCTCGTTTTGTGCAGCTCTTTCGTCTGCAATCTCTTCAGCACTTCTTCCGGTTGCTTTTGCCACCAACATGTCTGCAATTTCCTGCGGCTTGCCTTCGTAACCGTAGGCTTTAAGTGCGCCAAGGATAATATTCAGATCTGTATTGGCAGTGTCTCTTTCGGCTTCGGCCCTTCTGGCCTGCGCTTCCGCTGCCTTTCTGGCATTGGCAGCTGCATGATTTTCTTCCGGTGACTGCTGATGGGGTGCGATTCCATCTGATAACTGGTCTTCGGGCTGCAGCTCCTCAAACTCGTTATCTCCTTCGTCTGTAGCTCCACCGTCTCCCTGGTCCACGACACCAGCCTGCGATTCGTCTTCGAATTCCTCTTCAAATAAATCGTTATAAAAATCTTCCATCTCTTTTTTCCTTTCGTTTTAAAATACTAAAAAAGGGCCTTTCGGCCCGCTTGTTTCCGGCAGTTTGCTTGCGCCGGACAAGATATATAAAAAACTAGGAGGACAAATTCTGTTTTTCGATGATTTCACTTTCATCGAAAATGTTTATAAGTCTTTCTCCAACCTCTTTTTTATAGCTATTGCAGTTTGGATTGTTGCAGACGTAAAGCTGTCTCCAGTATGCCTTTTCGCCATCTTTTACAGGTCTTCCGTCCACAATCATAAGTTCATTGTTACATTGTGAGCATTTCATCTTCAACCTCTCCTTCCGGTTCTCCTATTGTTGCTCCTGCAGGCGGCATCCCCTGAGGCGCGCCCTGCATCATTTCTGCCTGCTGCTGCATCATGGTCTGCTGGGCTTGCATCATAGCCTGCTGCTGGGCTTTCAATTCTTCAACTTTCTTGGTCCAGCGACTTACTTGGCGTTTTGCGTTAGGATAGTTCATAGACTCTCTGTCTTTCCAGAACGTCAGTATTGTTTCAGGATCCTTCGGATTGCCATAAAGCCCTGCGCTGAAGTCCGCCTGCATTGCCTCAAGGCAGGCCTGGCGGTTTTCTGCGATGCTTCCCGTTGGGTCAATGGTTATAATGAACTGGTTGTTGTAATACCAATTTCCGAATTCATCCTGTTCAAGGAAGTCGTATCTGTTAAACACAATATCTTCGTCATTGCCGGTATCATCCTGATACGGATAATTGCGCGGCTCATCCATGTACGCAAGCGCAAATTCCATCATGGAATAGTAAAGCTGCTGGTAGAAGTTATTCTTCATTACAATCTTCGAGGACTGACGGGCCTGCGCTCTCATAATCTGAGCTTCTTTTGCTCTTCCGGAAGTTGCTGTTGTGTCAGGTTTTCCCTGAGAACTGTCATTGATTCCAAGCATTGACTTCGCCCACAGATAAAGTTTGTCTATCATGGCTATGTCGCGGCTTACATCAAATCCGAGGTCGAGCGCTTTAAGTGCAGCCAGTTCGTCCATGCTGTCAACTTCCAGAATCTGAAGACCATTGCTGAATGAAAAGTCCGTGTGCTTGAGTTTTGCCAGCACATGGCCATTTGCTTCAGTTTTTGCTACGGTCTTAGTTGTCAGTTTATTAGCTTTGTCCTGAGCCTCTGCAATCATTTCAACGTCGCTGTCACCGAATACCTTTCGGGATGCTGATACGTTTTTTCTGATGCACGCAGGGTATCTGCCTGGGACATAATACGGGATTTTTGTTGGTATTTTGTACGCCTGCCGCCGAGTTACTGTCTGCTGACGGTCTCCAATCGGATTCATATACTCGTCAAAAATCATTTCGTAAACCGGTTCTTCAATGCCTGTGAACGGATTTATTTCTGTAACCGGCACTTCCACATCCTGGTACAGGTATTCTCCATTCTCTGCTCTGGCGTAATCCATAGCCGGGATAATCCTTCCGTCGCTCAGAGTAATGTCTTCTTCAAGTTCCTCATAATCCATGGAGAGCAGTTTCCATTCCTTTCCCCCGCAGGAACATACCTTTTCCCCTGACGGCTGAGGAAGTCGGCAGCGGCTACATGCATAACTTCCACAAGCAAAATATTCTTCGTTGTCAATAAGCTCCGTATCTACTACTAAGCGATACACACCGATTCCGCCTTTGCCATTCTTATAAAAGCACCATACCTGAGTAACAGTATCGTCTGTGCTGTCCTCTTCAGTACGCATAACATCTACGCTTTCATCGGAAACATCGATGCCGTACAGCCTTTTGATGTGTTCCTTGGTATCTTCAAAGTCCAGAAAGAAGTAATCCATTCTCTCCAGCTCGTAAATACCTTCCTGCGGCGTAAATCTGGTAGGTTCGATGAGTCTGATGTCGATGTCGCCCACGCTGTTGTGCGTCTTGATGGAGTTATTCCACTCTACAAGCGCAATATCACCGCCCATGATTTTTGTTGTTCTTTCATCGATGTCGTTAAGCGGCTCCAGGTTGATTCGCTTCACCTCGTTCATGAGCATTGCCTCGATAGTTCTGGCCAGCTTAATGTTGCGCTCATTCTTGATGGTCGGCTCAACTTTCGGCAGCGGTATCGTTGAATCTACTGCCGACTCGATAAGTTCTTTTGTAAAATTGTATATGCAAACTACATCGCACCCTTTTACGGGCTGCAGCTTGCCGTCATACTGCAGCTGATTATCCTGCATCTTCTTTCTGATTTCTTCGTACAGATCCACAGATCTTCTGTATTGATCCTGCCAGAAACCGAGTTTTTCTTTATCCATCTCTTCTCCTTAAGGTTCTCCCCAGGCTGCAATCATCATTGCGCGTTCCTGTGGGCTTGCTTTTTTATAATCTTCAAGCATATCAGAAGTATAGTGTGATTGCTTGCCGCTGTTTATAGTTCTGCGCTGCTGCTCTCGTATCTGGCTGGCAATCATTTCCGAAAATAGGAGGTCGTCATGTTTTCCGGAGATTGCATCCGGCCGGCCGTTATCATCATACACAAACGTGAGCATTTCCTGCAGCGTAGGTATGTCGTTTATGAGGTCGATATTGTTCAGCACCAAATCCGCTTCCTTGTCGATAATGAGAGGCCGCGTATTTCCGTCTGTCTTCCAGCCATATTTTTCTTCGTGCTTCTTGGTGTATGTGTCGTACTTTCTCCGTACATACTGGTTCGGGTATCTCAGGCGCTGAAGCTCTTCCACAGGCCCGGTATTAAAGTTGATTTCAATACCTATGAGTGCGGTATTGTAATAAATCCCCGCACAGTACACCTGGTATGTATACGGATATGATGTCATGACGTCAAGATTCATTGACATTGCGCGTTTTCCTGTGACGTTGTTAATCACAGTCATTGCATAAGAGTCATTTCCTTCGCCTTTAGTGTCACCGCCAACTACATACGGCACTTTCTCCTGAGCGGTTTCGTAAAGTCGTGCCCAGTTTTTCTCCTTACTTTCCACGAATTTGATGCTCTCATTGATTATCTCATCCTTGGTTTCAGGGTTTTTCCATTTAAAATCGAAATATCCTTCCTTGTACGGCTCTTTTTCGTATTTTCCCCTCAGATAGTCAATGCGGCGCACTATATTGTCTGCATTGAATACCGGACGGCCTGACATTAAAAAGGCCTCTTCAGCTGTGCATGGATATTCCTGCTTTATCTTCTCTTTGTCAGTGTAGCTTTCGTATGTCTTGAAGTACCAATATGCCTGTTCTTTTGTTAGCCCTTTTGCAAGAAGCCACCTGAGACGCTCCGAAATCCACTCCTGACCGTTTTTTATAAGGTCGTCGAATCTTTCTTCATGTGCCTTGCTTTCAAAGCTCTGGGTGTATTCTGCGGTACGATACCACTCATAAAAGCAATTGATGTATACTCCGCTGTCCCACATATCCTTGAAGTCGTTGAATCCGTTCGGCGTGGTTTCGTATATGGAAATGCAGTCACCGGTCATCGCCGGCATTATAGCTGACTGCAGGTCGCTCATCGGTACCTGCCAGAAAGCAGCTTCACTTCCATGGAAGAAGTTAATAGTTCGGCTTCGGCCGACATTCTTAGTCGCTGTTGCGACTTCCCAAGAAGAATTGAGCTTCGAGAATCTCAATTCTTTCTTGTTGTTGAATTTTTCCGTTGGTCTGAGACATTCCGGGAGCTGAGAATGCGGGTATTTAGCCTTGTTTTCAAAAATCGTGGTTGCGTTTTCTGTTTGGTCTGCCAGG